CATTATTAAACAAATTATAGCAAACCCCTCTGGATTGTATACGCAAAACCTTGAGAATACTGGCTTGTACGGAATTATCTTTTTAAAAGAAATTTCAACATACATACAACTAACAAATTCTACGAAATCATTTCATTGCGGCGGTTCGGAGGGAAACTGCTTCTAACAAATTTATGACTAAAGAGAATAATATAATTTTTGATAGAGAGACAATAAAATGTTTTGAAGAAATAAGACTATCTAAAAATTATATTGAATTGGATGTCTGGGATGCTATGCAAACGATAAAAGTACAAAAACAAAATGAAGTAAATATTTATAGAAATCTAATAATGCAGAAAGAAGATTTCATTAAAAATACAAAAATATGTCCAAAGTTGAATTAAAATCTGTTCAAGAACTTATAAGCGAAATAAAAGAAAGTAAGTTGAATGACAAAACCCTTGCCATTCTTCTTGATGCTTTACTTGACCTCGCGCGAGGAGCTTATATGCAGGAAGAAACTCTTTCAGGGAGTATAAGAAGATATAAAGAAAAACCAGATAGGCAGGCATTAGAATTTCTGACTAACAGAATCTTAGGTTCTGTTCCGCAAACTATTCAGGGTACAGGAAAAGAGGGAGCAATAGGCGTTGTAATTTATCCTTCAAAAGAAAATAAAATAGAAGAAAAATAGCTCATTTATGAAGATATTCTGGAAAGCTACAAAAAGACAAGAACTGGCTCTGATACAAGAAGTAGATGAATTACTTTTTGGAGGAGCCCGAGGTGGTGGAAAGTCAACCGCTGGAACTGTCTGGCTGATAGAGCCAAAATATATAAGCAATAAGCATTATAGGGGTTTGGTTATTAGAAGAAACGCCGATGACCTGCGGGATTGGGTAGATAGGGCAAGAGAGATGTATAGACCCTGCAATGCTGTCTTTGTTGGAAGTCCTGCTGAAATCAGATTTCCCTCGGGAGCAAAAATCAGAACAGGACATTTAAAGGATGAAAACGCTTATACAAAATATCAGGGACACGAATATCAGAAAATCCTAATGGAAGAACTTACGCATATCCAGCAAGAAGGAAATTATGAAAAATTATTAGGAAGTTGCCGTTCCACTGTTGAAGGTCTGAAGCCAAGAGTATTCGCGACTACAAATCCTGATGGAGATGGATTTTTCTGGGTACGGGAAAGATTTGACTGTGAAAATGCTGATGAAAAAATCAGAGAATTCAAAGATGAAGAAACGGGAATTGTAAAAACAAGATTGTTTATACCCGCAAAAGTAGAAGATAATCCGCATTTAATGGAAAAAGACCCTGGGTATGTCGCCTTTCTTAATTCAATAAAAGATGAAACCTTAAGAAGACAGTGGAGAGAAGGAAGTTGGGAAGAGCCAAAGATAGAAGGAGCATATTATGCCAAGCAGATAAAATTAGCGGAAGAAGAAAATAGAATTACAAGGGTGAGATATGACTTAAATTTGCCAGTCCATACTTTTTGGGATTTGGGAATGAACGACAGAACTGTAATATGGTTTATGCAAAATATTGGCAATGAATATCGTTTTATAGATTACTATGAGGCAGAAGGAGAAGGTTTTGAATTTTATAAAAAAATATTAGATGAAAAAAATTATATTTATGGAGAACATTATGCCCCGCACGATATTGCCGTAAGAGAAATGGGTACAGGAAAGAGTCGTTTGGAGGTAGCGAGAGGCCTGGGCATAAATTTTAGAATGGTCGCTAAATTACACATAGATGATGGCATAAACGCTGTAAGAGGTATTCTGGATAGATGTTGGTTTGATAAGGAAAAATGCAAAGAAGGACTAAGGGCTTTAAAGTTTTATAGAAAAGAATATGATGAAAAAATGCAGTGTTGGAAATCCAAACCATTGCATAACTGGGCGGCAGATGCAGCAGATAGTTTCAGATATTTCGCAGTAGGATACAGAAGGCAAATACAAAGGGGAAAGAAGAAGGGAAATATGCCAGGCTCCTATTTTTAAAAAATATATTCAAATAGCTCATATTTGAATGGTTGAAGAAAATAAAGAAAAAATAACAAAAGAAAATAGTTGGGAAGGAACCAAGTTTGATGGTGTAAGGGAAAAAATAGAAACCAACCTAGAAAACCGCAAAACAATGCGCGACCGTTCTTTTAAATTTTTTGGTAGAAATCAGAAAGATAATGTAGATAGAAATTTGGTTCAATATATAAACGACTCTGACGAAAGGTTTAATGGATATAAGGTTAAGGATGCTTGGAAAGAGGAATGGCAGGCAAATTATTTTGACCCTCTCACGCACGATAAAACAATAGCTATTCTTGCGCGGTTAGCTATTCAACCAAGAAAGGTGGAGTTTAGTCCGTTAAAAGATAATTTTATTTTATCCCGTCTTAGAGCTAAGATATTTGAAGATTTTAACGATTATAATGAAGATGTTTTAAATAATCGTTCACAGGACTGTTTTATGCGTCTTTTAGAGGTAGTAACAAAGGGGACGGTTATTATTTTTGAAGATTATGGAAACTGGGAAATAAAGGTAAATAATTTTAGCGAAATTGACCATTTAACTGGTAAGAGTAAGCATATAGAAGAAAAATTGATGGAAGGCGGATTAACTTCTCATATAGTATCTCTGGAAGAATTTTATCCTGATAGTGTCTGGGAATTTGATATGAAGAAACAAATGGGCGCGACTTGGGTGCAAAAAATGCCAGTTGGAGAATTTAAAACTAAATTTGCAAAGTGGGATAATTTTCAGATGGTTATTGATAATAGAATGGGAAATATTAGTCAAGAGAATGGAACAGACTTTAATGAAATTGGGCAAACTGATGATTTTGTAGAAATTATAAGAGACTTTGATGTAATAGAAAATGAATATCTTATAATGGCCGATAGGATACCGCTTACCAAGAAAAAGAACCCAATGAGGTGGAAAGGATTGCCATTTGCTAAAGGAGTTTTGGAACCGCTTTCCTCTAAGTTTTTTTATGGGAAAGCATTGGCACACAAATTAGAAGCAAATCAAGATGGCATAAATGCTCTTTATAATATGCTTTTAGATGGCATATTCATCTCAATGTTCTCTCCTATCGTAATATCGGGAGTTGCAGACCCTGTTGACGATACTATGTATCCTAACAAAGTTATTGAGATACCTGATGCTAACGCAAGTATTACAGAACTGCGGAGAACTCCTCCGAGCCCCATTGCTTTTCAAGCATTGAAATATATGCACAATGCCGCTGACCTATCTTCTGTTGATGAAGTTGCGCAAGGGAATATAAGCCAAACAACAGCTAAAACAGCGACAGAGGTTACAGAGGCGAGTAAGAGTGGCAGAGAAATTATGACATTGCTCGTTATCTTTGTTGATTGGATGGAAAGAGGTAGGGCAGAAGTACGAATTCCAAATTTAATGAATTATTATACAAGACCAAAGGAGATACGAAAGATTATGGGAGATGGGGGAGAGAAGATTTATAATATGGCGTTTCATTCTTTATTTTTGGAAAAAGCAAAGCTTTCAACAGGCGAATTTGGGGCAAAACAAATAAACATAGTTCCTACAAGTAATGAACTTAGGAGTTCGGAAGAATTGAAAATTATAAATTCAGCTATGGAAGGAGAGTCAGAAATCATTGACATTACCCCTGAGCAGATGAGAGATTTTCAAATGACAACTAAGATGGTGGAAGCTCCTGCTTTGAACATTTCTTCTGAACAGCAAAAACGATATGATATGGCATTTGCCCAAACGGCATTCGCGCAACCAGAAATATTTGAGATTGGAATTGTAGCTAAGAAATTCGCAAAAGCAATGAATCAGGGTGAAGAGGTTATTAAAAAACAGCAAGAGCAAAATGTCCCACCCGAAATACAAAAATTACTGGCTGGACGAGGTGGCGGACAAGGAGCGGGAGCGCAACAAAGTGCGCCAATGTTGCCAACGGCACAAACAATCTAATTATGCTAAAAAAAATAATTGATAAAATAAAAAATAGAAAGTTTTTGCGATATTTTGGAGAGATAGTTCAGCTACATCAGAATAAGGAAAGAAACAAAAAGAAACGAATGCTCGTGTATCTTAAAATGAACGGAGTGCAAAACTTGGAACTATTGATTAAAAGCAACATCACAAGATACATAAAACTTATAGCGGAAAGCAATTATAGCGACACTGATAGTAAACATTGTGTATATCGCTGGAAATTAGCAGGACGAGTAGAATTGTGCAATGAATTTATATTGATGATGTCAAAAGCAAAAGAGGAGTTTAAAAAAAATAATAATTTAGAAGAAGAATAATTTTATGTCAAAATTTAATAATCCATTCCAAAAACAGTCGCAAAATATTATTGGCACGCCAGATTGGCAAGCGAAACAGGAACAGATAAAAAAAGAAAAATTGTTTAAAGACGCGGAAATAGTGTATAATTTATTTAAAGAAGCATTAGGAAACTTAGCGACAGATGAATCAAAAATACAATTTGTAAATCAGATAAAAGTTTTAAAAACGATTGAGATGGCGGCTTTTATAGAGCTTTTACTCCAAAGGCTAAAACAATCAGAGGGTCAGGCGGTGCAGAAATTGATAGAGGATAATTTGAAGGATAAACCTTTTATAGAATTTCTTAAATAAAAAATATGGAAATAAATTCTTCCTTCCCAAATTCACTAAAACGGGGAATAAAACAAAAGAAAAAGAAGAAAAAGAAGAAAAGTAAAAAATAGCTCGTAAGCATATTCCAGCAGTAAGTATTAGTCAAAAATCTGCCGCAACTATGGCACTAGCCTATAAGCGTGGCGAATTACCAAAGAGCGATTTAACTGGCTCTGCATTGTCAATGACGAAATCTATGTCAGAAAAAGATTTGCAAGATTTTGCTTCCACGATGAAGCAGGGTCTTCCTGAGTATGTTAAAAAAGAAAAGTAATTTGCAAATTGCTGGCTTTGATATTATTGTGAGCTGTTAGAGCTATTTCAGCAAAGCAAGTATCAGAGTTAGCAATTTGCAAATTAAAATATATCAGTGTTGTTCATTAGCAGTTAGGCAACTGCGACATCAATAATGCCGATAAACTATGATATATGGCAGAAGAAGCAAAAAGTCCGATACAAGAAGAGGATACTTCGTCAGAACAGGACACTGACATCAAACCAGCTGACCAAGGGGAGACCCCCGAAAACGAAGGTCAGGACGATGAGTTAGAAAAGCTCAAAATCAAAGAGCAATCTTTGGCAGATGCCGAGACAAAGGAAAAGGAGCGACTACAAAAGTCAATTCAAGAAAGAGAAACTCGGCTTCGTAATATGCGTGAAAAAAAACGGGAACTTAAATCAGATGTAGATGAAGAAATAGAACCTGAATCAAAACTTGATTTGGATAGCTATGACAATCCAGATGAAATAAAAAAATTCAGGAAAGATATTCTGTCCGAAGCAGAAAGAAGGACAGAATTAAAAATCCAAAAAGCCAGTTTTGAATCAGCTAAACAAATGTTTTACAAAACAGAACTTGGCAAGAAGTATGATGCTATAAATGATTCAGACAATAAAAACTGGGATGAACTTTTGGAACATTTGCATCTTACAAAAAATGATTTAACTTCCGAACAGATTACACGCAAATTAAAAGGAGCGGCTCTATCTCATCAGCAAGATGATTTGGATGGAATTTATGAGCAAAGAAAAAAGAATGAGGAGGCGGCAAGATTAGCTGAAGAAGATATGGGTTCAGGTGGCGTAGGTTCTGGCGAACAAACAGGTCAAAGTATTGACCCAAAAGCATTGCCAAAACTCACGCCAGAACAAATATCTGAATGCAACAGAAAAGGAATCAACCCGCTTACTTATCAAAAAGCTCTAAAAAAAGTCCAAGCAGAAAAAAAGTTTGAAATTAAATTATAGCTTAATAGTTTTACGGTTTCCTCCGCTATTGCGTAGCACCCGTTGGGACTATTAACCTAAATAATATGGCAGATGGATTTAAGTTTTATAAAAACCTATTGGGACTTCCAACCCCTGAATCAGAAAAGATAATTCAGGCAGATAGCGTTACTGTGTTTGTCGGTGGATTAGTTAAAATGGCTACTACTGGATTTTGCGAAGATGTAGCTGTAAATGAGGGCATATACGGACTTTGTGAAGGATTTGTGACCAAAGATGGTACTCCTTTGGAAAGAGCAGAGAGTTCAGAATATGGAACATTTACAGATGGAGTATGGGGCGTGAAGTCTCATTTATCAGCTTCGGACAATACAACTGCTGACCAAGTTAAGTGTGTAGTTCGTCCTCTTTCAATTTACGATGTTTTGCAAAATACGCCAGATGCTGCTATAGGCACGACTGCATATTCTGAACTTCGTGGATATTTCACCAATATTATCACTTCAGTGCAGGTTGATGAAAATACAGTAAGCGCAACAATGGGAACACTTAGTTTGACGATTCACGGAGTTCACCCGCACACATCTACAATAGGTTTATATAGGCCGAGATTGTTACAAAATCTCTTGAACTTAGCGTAATAGCTCGTTAATAATTAAATGATTAGGTTTTCAAAACGATTAAAACTTTAATCAAAAGTAAAATCTACTCACACCCTTACGGAACTTTCAGCACAATTCCCAGATTCATTAAAAGCGGATTTGATTGCATATTTTGATGATGCGATAGACCAATTTCCGCTAATGATAAATCGGGTATTCAACATCCGAAATTCCAGCAAGGCATTTGAAGAGTTTTCAGGTGCGACTGGGATTTCAAAACTGATAGATGTGGGAGAAAATGGTGCGTATGTGTATCAAGACGAATTAGAAGATTATCTTACAAGATTAACACCTTCAACTTGGAAAAGAGGTATCCAAGTTTCTAAAGAACAGAATGATGATAATCAATATAGGTCAGCAGCAGACAGAACCAAATCTCTCGCAAGGGCTTTAACAAGAACCTTAAATAGTGAAGCGTATAGTGTATTTAGAAATTCGTTTTCTACTAGCTATACTTCGTATGGAAATGCGAAACCATTGATTTCTACCCTCCACCCAAGTTTATCGGGTGGGAGTGTCCGCAGTAATGCTTCCGCGACATCTATTCCGCTATCAGAAGGTAATCTTGAAACAGGACTCTTGGCTATTAGAGAAGTTTTAGACCATCAAGGAGAACTTCAGGCTCATTTGGAAGATAGATATATCCTAATGGTTCCCCCTGCTCTTGAAAAACTTGGATTTGAAATGATTAAATCACAACTAAAGTCTAATTCGCAAAATAATGATGTAAATTATTTTGAAGCGACAGGGACATTTGATTTATTCATAAATCCTTGGATTTCAGCATTGGCAGGCGGTTCAGATACAGCTTGGTTCTTAGTTAAGAAGTCTAATAGGGCTCTACAGTTCTTATGGAGAGAAAATCCAAATTACAGAATTGATACAGATGATGAAACAGATGCTTTGAAATTCAAAGTAAGAGCTAGGTGGCAGAAAGGTTGGTTAAATCCGATTGGAGAAATATGGGGAAGCAAGGGCACTAACGCCGCATACGCTTCATAAGTAGCACTAATAATTAAAATCACTGACAACTATGAACAAGATAAAACAACATAAGAAATTGTTTGTCGCAGGGTTGCTTATTGCTCTATTTTTTGTTGGCGGTGCTATTGTAAAAGCGGAAGATGGAAAAACAACCTTAGATAGAATAATTGAAAGAGCCGCACAACTTATTGCAAAAGATGTAATAGAGGATAGTTCAGGTGGCGTATTAGGTGGAACTGAAAAACTTCAAGATACAGGCAAGGCGACAGTTACAAATTGGACAGAGTATAAAGATACTGACACTGATACTGCTAAAAGGCGGAGAGTAGTGATGGGGACTATCGGAACAGCATCATCTACTATTAGAGCTTTTGAGAATATCTATAATCAGCCACTTTATATTTCTAATTTTCTTTTTCAACCGATTGGTAACGCCTCTACAACAGTAGAGTTTGAAGTAGGAACTTCAACTATTGCTTATTCAACTGACTGGAATGATTGCGGAACAGCAAATGGCTTGATAGATACTCTGGTAATGGCTACTGGCACAGCACCTCTTATCAATTCAGTAAATGACGGAGGAACGCTCGGAAAGAATGTAATCAAAGTAGATGAAGGAGATTTTCTATTATTTTGTATGAAAGCACCAGCCTCAAATTGGGCAGTGACTTCAACAGGAGATAGAGGTTTTTCAGCAGATAGCTGGTATTCATTTGATATGGAGATGCACGCAACTTCAACAAATCTCTGGTAACACGACAATTCTCTTATGGGGCGGGTCATTAAAAGACCTGCCTCAAATAGAGAATTGTAAATTAAAAATAATTATTAAATAACTCAAAAATTATATGACAAAAGTATATAATCCGACAGTCAGTTGTATCGTAAAGCATAATATAAATGGCAATGTATACAACATAGCACCTGGCAAGACAACAGAAGTCGCAGACCAAGATGTAGAAGACTTATTAACTTTACTCGGTTTCCTTTTAGTGGTTGACGAAAAGGGCAAAGCAGAGCAAAGAGTAATAGACCCTAACACGCAACAGCCAGAGATGAAAGAAGTGGATGTTGAAATTAAAAAAGAAGAAGCGAAGAAAATGGAAGCAAAGAAATTAAAATGCGATGAAACGATAAATGTGAAAGACCCTGCGACAGGATTAAAAAAGAAAATAAAATGTACTTACGAAACAACGCAAAAAAAGGCATTGCTTGGACATAAATTAGAACAACACCCGAAAAAAAAGAAAGGTCAAAGAGAAGAAAAAGACAATGATGAATAAATTAAATAGCTCACAACTTGTGGGCTTTTTATAAATAAATTATAAAAATATGCAAAATTCACAACACATCCGCTACCCATCTGTAAGAGGTACTTTGAGCGGCACAACAAGAACAAGATTGGTTTTAACATCTAGTTTTGTAGCCCATACAAACGCTATAATTGCTACAAAGTATAATAGCCATTGCAAATTGGTTACAGATTACCTACCAAAAGCAACTAACGGTTTTTGTGAGATACAGGTTGAGGTGTCCGAAGATGGAACAAATTGGGAATTATTAAACACTAATTCAACCTATGCGGGAACCGAAGTAGATGTTTTAGGCAACCCTTTCGTCGTCCCTGGTACAAAAAGTTCTGCTATTGATACAGCAAAACAACAAGCAATAGAATTTGATTTTACAGCTAAATTTTTGAGAATTAAAGCAAGAGAGGCAAGTGGACTCACGGTTGGGGAACTATATATTGAAGCAATTATTAAATAATTAAATAAACCCTTATGTTAAAGAAAATTTTGTACGGGGTGTTCACAGCTTTTGTGGTAGCTGTTATTTCTGTAGGCATTATTAATGCTATGGATGTGCACATAAAGGGAACACCTCAAGAGATTCGGGAGTTAACATCGTCAGAAGATGTTTTCGGCTTTTCAGCTCCAGCCACACAGCCCTACGTATTGGAAACCCCTTCCTCTACATTGCAGGCCGCAACCACAACTAGATTTTTAGGAGACATAACCCCAAAAACAACCGATACATATCATTTTGGTGCTGCCGAGTATGCGTGGAAAGATGCTTTTATTAGTGGAACACTAAATGTTTCCTCAACCATATCTTCTGGCGACCTCCTTCCTGATATAGCTAATTTACGTAATTTTGGTTCATTTACACTTCCGTTCAAAGACATCTACGCCTCAGGCACGATTTATGGAGACTTATCAGGTGCAATCACCCCCCCAGCAACTGCAACAACCACATTTACTTGGGGCGTTCTAATGGCAACAACTGGTGGAAATGTAGGGATAGGAACGGCAAGTCCAGCAGAGATGCTAGAAGTTAATGGAAGTATAAGAATCGCACAAGGTTCATTTTTGAAGAGTGGTGCTAATACACTTTTTGGCGGAAATGGTTTTAATACTCTTGTTCGCCCAGATTCTTCAGGTGGAGAAATACAATTTCAAAGTTTTGCTGGTGGAACGAATGCTACGCTTCTGGATAGTGGTAAATTTGGTATAAATACAGCATCCCCATCTCACCTTTTAACTCTTTTTGATTCAACCGCAGCAAATCATCCATTATTCGCAGTTGGAGATGGAAGCTCAACTACAACCCTATCAGGCGGTACAGCAGGAAACGCAACCTCAACCTTTGCAGGTGACGTTGTTATAGACGATATATATATTGGCAAACTTGAACTTCCACTAGATAACGGTATATCAGGCGTTATAAATGCCTCAGTATCAAGTGGAGCAGCAACAGGCACACCACAAGGATATGATTTTGAAGTGGACAGTATAGGAG